TGTTACTAATGGTGGATCTGGTTACACAACTGCCCCAACTATTAACATTACTGCTAATGGTACTAATGCAGCGATCGGTACAGTTTCTCTAGGAACTGCCACTATTACTGGTATCACAGTAACTTCTGCTGGATCTGGTTATACCGCTGCTCCAAATATATCAGTCGCTTTTGCTGGTTCTGATCAGGGAACTGCATGGTCAGCTACTACAGCATTGGCTCAAAATGTTTACGTTTCTTTTGCTGGTAGATTATATACAGTTACAGTAGCTGGAACAACAGGTTCTACTGGTCCATCTCATACAACTGGTAGTGTGGCTAACGGCTCTGCTACGTTATTGTTTGTTAGTACTGCTGCTGCCGCAACTGCAGCTATTACTGTCGGTGGTTTAAAGATCAATAACAATAATGATTACTTGGCTGCTTATGGTAGTGGACAAGCTGTTGTTGGTGAATTTGCTGCACGTTGCCCTGGAACTTTAGGAAACTCACTATTAGTTTCTCTGGCTGACTCTGCATCTTTTGCTGGTTGGACATACAAAGATAACTTTGATGGTGCTCCTTCTACTTCAACATATGCAGCAAACAATAATGCTTCTTTAGATGAAGTTCATATTGTTGTTATTGATCAACTTGGTTACTTCACTGGAGTTCCAGGTTATGTATTAGAAAAATTTGCGTTTGCTTCTAAAGCATCTGATGCGAAAAAGTCTGATGGTACTAATAACTACTACAAAAATGTAATCAATACAAACTCAGAATATATCTACTGGATGGATCATACAGCATCAGGTACAGATTGGGGAAGTACTGCAGTTGTTGGAGGTGCTTTTGTTACTGTTGGTACAGCTATCACTCGTCAATTGTCTGGTGGTATTGATGGATTGACTGCTACTGCTGGTCAACTACAAACTGCTTATGCATTGTTTGCCGATGATGCTGCTTATGATATCTCATTAGTTATGATGGGTAAAGCAGATGCAGCTACAACTGCTGCTGTTATTGGATCGGTTGCAGAAACTCGTCTTGATTGCGTAGTGTTTGCATCTCCACAGAACACTTCTACTGGTGATCCAATTATTGGTTCTGGTTCTGGTTCTACAAATGCCATCATTGCTTACCGTAATGCACTTCCAAGTACTTCTTATGCAGTACTAGATTCTGGTTGCAAATATCAGTATGATCGCTACAATGACGTATATCGTTGGGTTCCATTGAATGGTGACATTGCTGGTCTATGTGCTCGCACTGATTACCAACAAGATCCATGGTTCTCTCCAGGTGGTCTAAATCGTGGTCAGATTAAGAGTGTTGTTAAATTAGCACACAATCCTACTAAAGCAGATCGTGATCTACTGTACAAAGCTGGTGTAAACCCAGTTGTTACTTTCCCAGGAGAAGGTACAGTTCTATTCGGTGACAAGACTCTCTTGGCTAAACCAAGTGCGTTCGATCGTATTAACGTGCGTCGTTTGTTTATCGTTATGGAAAAGGCGATTGCTACAGCTGCTAAATTCCAGTTGTTTGAATTCAATGATCCTTTCACTCGTGCTCAGTTTAAGAACTTGATCGAGCCATTCCTGCGTGATGTCCAAGGTCGTCGTGGTATTACAGACTTTAGAGTTAAGTGTGATGATTCGAACAACACAGGACAAGTTATTGACGCAAATGAATTTGTTGCTGATATTTTCGTTAAGCCAAATCGTTCTATCAACTACATTACTTTGAACTTTGTTGCTGCTCGCTCTGGAATTAACTTCAGCGAAGTCGGTGCGTAATTCAGAATAAATAAAGAAAAGAACAAAGGAGAATTAAATGGCAAATATTGCTGATTTCAAATCACAGATGATCGGGGGCGGTGCTCGTCCCAATCAGTTTAGAGTTGAATTATCTTTTCCATCATTTGTTACACTTGGTCCAGTAGCTGGTCAGCGTGCACAGTTTTTGTGTAAGGCTGCTCAGTTACCTGCTTCTACTTTAGAGAACATCTCTGTTCTCTTCAAAGGTCGCCCAGTTAACTTTGCTGGTGAGCGTACATTCCAACCATGGACTGTAACAATTTACAACGATACTACTTTCGGTATTCGTAATGCACTAGAACAGTGGCAATCTGGTATCCAGAATTATGACACTACTCTTGGTCGCACAAACCCAACAGACTATCAAGTTGATATGCAAGTGCATCAATTAGATCGTTCTGGTTCTATCATCAAGACTTATAAGTTTGTTGATGCTTATCCTACTAACATTTCTGCTATTGGTTTAGATTACGAACAGCAAAATGCTATTGAACAGTTTGATGTAGAGTTCCAATACAACTTCTTTACATCTGCTACAGGTGCATCTGGTGGCTTTGGAGTTAATGTTTCTATCGACACACCAGTTGGATCTATTCCTCTATAATTTAACCGAAGGTTTATATAATGCAATTTTTTGGCTTCGAGATAAGTCGTAAAAAAGAGAAAGAACTTGGAAGTGTAGTACCTCCGAGTCCTCAAGATGGCGCAACCGTAATAAATACTGGCGTAAATGCTGGTGGTTATTACGGTATGGTCATGGATCTGGATGGGGTCGTTAAGAATGAAAATGATCTTATTCGTCGTTATCGTGAAGTTGCTTCATACAGCGACTGCGATATGGCGATTGAAGATATTATTAATGAAGCAATTGTTACTGATGAACACAAACCATCAGTAGAGATCAACTTAGATGATCTAACTGTTTCAGAAAGTATTAAGAAAAAAATTCGTGAAGAGTTTAGGAATATTTTACGTGTTCTAAAATTTGAAGATTGTGGTCATGACACTTTTAGAACTTGGTATATTGATGGTCGTTTATACTATCATATCTTAATAGATGAGAAGAATTTAAAACAAGGTATTGTTGAATTACGTTACATTGATCCTCGCAAAATTCGTCGTATCAAAAACGTAGTTAAAGAAAAAACACCACAAGGTGTTGAAGTTATAAAGAACATCGAAGAATACTATCTTTATAACGACAAGGGTATTACTGAAAGTACTACTCAGGGTATTAAGTTATCCTTAGATTCAGTAGTCTATGTACCATCAGGTTACTTAGATTCAAATACTGGAATGATGATGTCTTATTTACATAAGGCAATCAAACCAGTAAATCAGTTAAAGATGATTGAGGATTCTCTAGTCATCTATCGTATTAGTCGTGCACCTGAACGCAGAATTTTTTACATTGATGTAGGTAACTTACCTAAAGTAAAAGCTGAACAATATGTTCAGGACATCATGAATAAATTCCGTAACAAGATTGTGTATGATGCCACTACTGGCGAAACTCGTGATGATAGAAAACATCTTTCAATGATGGAAGATTTCTGGATGCCTCGTCGTGAAGGTGGTAAGGGTACTGAAATTACTACACTTCCAGGTGGTCAGAATCTTGGTGAGATTCAAGACATTGAGTATTTCCAAAATAAATTATTCCATGCTTTAAATGTTCCAATTGGTCGTTTACAGGAACAAGCAGGATTTAGTATTGGACGAGCAACTGAGATCTCTCGTGACGAGATTAAGTTTCATAAATTTGTTGGTCGTCTTCGTAAGAAGTTTTCTAATATATTTACTGATGCATTATATGTTCAGTTAGTAGCTAAAAATATTATTCGTCCCGATGAATGGGAAGATTTAAAACATGAAATTAGATATGACTACATCGAAGACAATCATTATTCTGAATTAAAAGATAATGAAATTCTTAATGCTAGACTCGCCACTCTACAATTAGTAGAACCATACATCGGTAAGTTTTATTCTATGGACTGGATTCGTAAAAATATTCTTCAGATGAATGAACAAGAAATGGAAGAGATGAGCAAACAGATGGAATCAGATGGTGAGATTCAGATGCAGCATGCTGAGATGGATGGAACTGTTGCAGCTGCGGCACAAGCAGCACAGCAGAACTTTTTACAGGCAAATGCACCACAAGCAGATGAAGCACCAACTGACCAAGGTAAACAAGATAATCAAGGAGTGAATAAATGAGTGAAACAGTGAAAAATTTAGTAGATGCGATTCAAGCCAAAGATGCAATTGGAACAGAGGCTGCATTTCAAGCAGCAATGGCAGAAAAGATTTCTGCTAGATTAGACAGTATGCGTCAAGACGTTGCACAGAGTATGTTTAAAACTCAAGAGGTAGAAGTATCTACTGAAGAGCCAAACGCAGAAACAGAAGTAGAATAATGCGTTACTACCAATTAACAAAATCTTTAAAGAGATCTGATGTTGTCGAAAGCATCAGATCTTACTCACATCTGATTGAAAGAACATCAGAAAATAAGATTTTGATTAATGGCGTAGAGTCAAAGTATAAAAGTTTGGAAGAAGCAAAAGATTTTATCAAACAAGAATATATCTCGCAAAAATTAGAAGAACAAGTATCAAAAGAATCATACGACGAATTATCAGACGAAAAAGTCGCTAGTATTATCAAAGAATACCATGATGTAAAAGTTACAGATACGTTAATAGAAACATATATTAAACTTGCTTCTTCCAACATTTTTAACGTAGACCCTGTTGTTCAGAATATTCGTTCTTTGAATAAACTTGACAGAATCGTTGAAGGTAAATTACACTACGTGCTTGCTGATGAAACTATTGTTGCAATTAATCAGCAAACGCAAGATCACCTAAATAAGTTATTAGGTAATCAACCAGAGATTATCGAGTACATGAGAGAGTCAAAAGAGAACTTCTGTCATGTGCTTGAACAAATAGAGGAATAACAAATGGCTGTCACCAAGACTATTTTAAAGAACACTAATTTAGAGACTGTTGTCAAAATTAGTGGTACTGCAGCATCTGCTACTATTAGTTTAGCAACTGATTGTTTAGCATCTACACAAGCACTTTCTGGTGGAACACAGACTGTTGACATCATTACTTCTCAAGTAACTGGTCTATTAAATTCTAGTATTACTGTTGTAAGAAACTCACTTCCTGTGTTAGCATTTGCACCAGAACACAATGGTTTGTTTAACTTTGAAGGTAATGGGTACAGAGATACTGTTGGAAATACATCTGATATCGTAGTAACAATCGGAGGTGCAGAAGCCCACATTTATCTCACACTTCGTAAAGTTGGTGGATATGCTACTAAAGTTGAAGAAGCTACTTACGGTGCTTACGAAGATGTTACTCGTGTTGGTGCTTCTACCACAGCAAGTGGTTCTCCAGATAAGGTCTAACTATGAAACTAATTAGAGAAGAAGTTCAAGACACTAAATTTATCGTTGAAGATAAAGGTCTTGGTAAACCAAAACAATACTTCATTGAAGGTATCTTCCTTCAATCAGAACTAGTAAATCGTAATGGTCGTATGTACAAAGAAGGTACAATGGACAAAGAAGTTGGTCGCTATCTTAAAGAAGCCGTTGAAATGAATCGTGCTTATGGCGAACTTGGTCATCCAGATGGTCCAGGTATTAACCTTGATCGTGTATCACACATGATCACTTCACTACGTAAAGAAGGCACAAACTATATTGGTCGTGCTAAGATTTTAGAAACTCCAATGGGTAATATTGCACGTGGTCTATTAGATGGCGGTGCAAATCTTGGAGTATCAAGTAGAGCAATGGGTTCTCTCAAACAAAACAATGAGGGGGTTCAGGTAGTTCAAGATGACTTTATGTTGTCTACAGCTGCAGACATTGTAGCTGATCCATCTGCTCCTGACGCATACGTCAGAGGCATCATGGAGAACAAAGAGTGGATATTTGTCGATGGAAAGTTTGTGGAACAACATATTGAAGAGGTTAAATCCTTTATTAAAAAGACTTCTTCTAGAAATCTAGAGGAAGCAAAGGTGCAGGCTTTCCAACGCTTTCTGAGTAAAATCAGATAAATAATAAATAAATAACAGAACTATCCAGTTAGGAGAACATAGATGTCAATCGAACAAAAAATCGCTGAAATTTTAGCTGAGTCTAAGAAACAGAAATTAGACGAAGCCAAGTTTGCAGGTACTGAAGGTGGCAGCAAATCCACTAAAGAAAATGCTGAAGCTGGCGACCAAGCTGTAATTCGTACAGGTAACCCAGTTCCAAATGGTGGTAACACACCAAACCCAGACAATGCACGTAACAACGTACAAGACGAAAAAGATGCAGAAGATGCACCTACTGGTAAAATGAATCCACACAATGGAGATCAAAAACCAGTTCGCCCAATGAAAGAAGACATTGATGCAATGTTGGGTGATGCAGAACTAACAGAAGAATTTAAAACCAAAGCAGCTACTATTTTTGAAGCAGCTGTATTGGCACGTGTCGCTGAAGAAGCTGCACGTATTCAAGAAGAATTCGAAGCGAAACTTGCTGAGCAAGTTGAGCAGAATACACAGGGAATTGTTGAACAAGTTGATGGATACCTCGGCTATATGGCTGAGCAGTGGATGGCACAAAATGAAATCGCCCTAGAGCAAGGCATGAAATCTGAAATTCTCGAAGGTTTCGTGAATGGTCTGAAAGGACTATTTGAAGAGCACTATATCGATATCCCAGAAGAGCGTTTCGATGTTCTTGGTGAGATGGAAAATAAAATTGCTGAATTAGAATCTAAAATCAATGAGCAAGTTGAAGTTAATGTTGAGTTGACAAAAACTCTAGCAGAAGCAAAACGTGCTGAAATCGTTGGTACAGTAAGTGAAGGTTTGACAGATACTGAGACTGAAAAGTTTCTTTCTCTAGCAAAAGAAATCGCTTTCGAAGATTCTGAATCATTCGAAACTAAACTAAAAACTATTCGTGAAAGTTATTTTACTGCCAAGCAGTTAACTGAAGTTAAATCAGTAGTAACTGATGCTCCAGTAGAAGTGTTAACAGAGTCAAAGGCGAAAGCAGTTGATCCTGTAATGGCACAATATCTATCCGCACTCAACAAATAATAAAGGAAAACTAACTATGTTAGACCGTAAACAATTAATGGAGAAATGGGCTCCAGTATTGAACCACGAAGGTTCAAGCCCAATCAAAGATAACTACCGTAAGGAAGTTACAGCAGTTCTTTTGGAAAACCAAGAACGTGAACAGTATAAGTACAATGAGCAAGTTGGCGCATTGAACGAAGCTGCTCCAACAAACAGCGTTGGTTCATATGGTGACACTGGCGGTATCGCTAAGTTTGATCCAGTATTGATCAGCTTGGTTCGTCGTGCAATGCCACAACTTATCGCTTATGATGTTGCTGGTGTTCAACCAATGACTCAGCCAACTGGCTTGATCTTCGCAATGAAGTCACGTTACAGCACTCAAGGTGGTACTGAAGCGTTGTTCAACGAAGCAGATACTGACTTCTCTGGTACTGGTGTTCACTCTGGTGCGTCAGTATTCGGTGGTGCTGACACTAATGGTACTGGTATGGCTACTTCTGCTGCAGAAGCCATGGGTACTTCTGGTGGTGGTACTTTCGGTGAGATGGCATTCAGCATCGAAAAGACTTCTGTAACTGCAAAGACTCGTGCTTTGAAGGCAGAATACTCTATTGAACTAGCACAAGACTTGAAATCAGTTCATGGTCTTGACGCTGAAGGCGAATTGAGCAACATTCTTTCTACAGAAATTCTTGCTGAAATCAATCGTGAAGTTATCCGTACAATCTACAACACTGCTAAACCAGGTGCTGCAGTTGGTACAGCTACTGCTGGTACTTTCGACTTGGACGTTGACTCTAATGGTCGTTGGTCTGTTGAAAAATTCAAAGGTCTAATGTTCCAAATCGAACGTGAAGCCAATGCTATCGGTCAACAAACTCGTCGTGGTCGTGCGAACTTCCTCATCACTTCTGCTGACGTAGCGTCTGCATTGGCGATGGCTGGTGTTCTTGACTATTCTTCTGGTATCACTGGTAAGAACGCATTGAATGTAGATGACACTTCTACTACTTTCGCTGGTGTTCTAAACGGCAAGTACAAAGTGTATGTTGATCCATATACTTCAAACGTAAGCAACACTCAGTTCTTCGTTGCTGGTTACAAAGGCGCATCCGCTTTTGACGCTGGTTTGTTCTATTGCCCATACGTTCCACTACAGTTGGTTCGTGCGGTTGATCCAAGCAGCTTCCAACCAAAGATTGGCTTCAAGACTCGTTACGGTCTAGTTGCTAACCCATTCGTTTCATTGGATGGTACTGGTGGTTTGACTGCAAACGAAAACTACTACTATCGTCGTGTACGTGTTACTAACTTGATGTAATCATCGAGTTGGCTACTAAGCCGACATAGAAGCGGTATTTAAAAGGGGGACTTCGGTTCCCCTTTTTTTTCTTCCTAAATAATTATATGCCAAATACATCTATACCTGCCAATATCAATCCATTGTCTCCCAATGGGTTTAAGTTTGCTGTCAACAAAATACCTGATGTCACATTCTTTGCACAGAATGTAAACCTTCCAGGAATCACGTTGGGTGAACCTACATTTGCCACTCCATTCTCCACACAACCAGTTCCAGGTGATACTCTATCGTATGATCAATTAACCATTAACTTTATGGTTGATGAAAATATGACTAATTATAGAATCATCTACAATTGGATTGTTGCTCTTGGTTTCCCAGAAAGTTATGATCAGTATGTTACTGGTCAGGCAGGGGACACTACTGCATATGGTGAATTGGCAAAGAACTATTCTGATGCTGTTCTACAAATTTTAGACAGTTCAAATAATCCAATACAAAGTATCCAATTCTTTGATGTGTTTCCCACAACACTTGAATCTCTTTCGTTTGCATCTACAAACGATGATGTGAATTACCTAGTTGGTTCTGCAACATTTAAATTCGGTTGGTATAGATTCTTGTAAGACAAATTTGATTTTTTTGTAATACTGCGATATAATGTGCAGTATATAACTTGAGGATATTATGAATATAGAACAACTACAAGAGATGTGGGATGTTGATTGCCAAATAGATGATAACTATCTTGGTGAAACCACTACCGCTACCCCCAAACTTCACGCTAAGTATTTAAAATTACTTGTCAATGTCAAACTAAAACACACTAAGTTTAGTTCTGATTGTAACATTCTCCGTAAAAATAAATTTCGTTTGTATCGTGGTGAACTATCACGTGACGAATTAACACAACTTGGTTGGGAACAATGGCAGGGTGTTAAACCATTGAAGAATGAGATGGATGAATTTCTCTCAGGTGACACCGAACTAAATACTTTGAAGGTAAAGATAGATTATCTCGAAACGATGATTTATTTTCTTGAGTCAGTCCTTGGTCAAATTAAAGCAAGAGACTGGCAAATTAAAACTGCTGTTGAATGGAAGAAGTTTCTTGCTGGGATGT